GGTTAAAGGCGATCAAGGCGTGTTCCGGGTCAAGAAGCTGATCGTCGACGGCGAGCTGATCGTCAACAAGCGGATCAAGACGCCACAGGTTATTCAAGGCAGCGAAAAGCCGCCTAGTTTCGAAGGCAACAAGCAAGAGGCTAAGCAATCCAGTGGCGGTGGTGGCAGCGGTGCCGCCAGTGCCAGCCTGCAAGGCGAGCTGGATTTCGGCGATGCAAGTTGATCCTTGCCTCGACCAGAATGTCGGCGGCCGACGTATATTCTGGACAACACGGGTACAGACTTGCGGCACCTATAATGTGTGCGGCGAGATCTGCTCGATACCGGGCCTGCAATACGACGAGCAGGACGACGGTCGCACCATCAATACCGAGGAGTGGTTGCAGGGGCTGATCCTCAACATCCTCAATACCCGGGCGCGCACCGATGCTAAGTGCCCGACACCGGCGGCGGTCTATGGCCACTGGTCGGAATCCTATCGCGACGATCATCTGTATATCGGCGCCACGATGTGGAACGCCGCCGATAAGAGATACATCCGAACCGCCGACATGGTTAAGGCTGTCGGCGCCGCGGTCCAGGCCGACGCCGGAAAGCTGGTGGCTCTTGGCATCGCTACATCGGTAGTCGTCGAAACTCACTATCGTGGATCGAACAGTGTCGGCGTGATCGTCACGGTCTACACTTCCACTGGCACCAAAACCCTCAACCTCTCCGGTAGTTTCGTCTCCGAGACCTGGGTATGGAACTGACGCACCATGTCATGCATCATTCCGCGACCAGATCCACAGACGCTGTTCGATCAGCTCAAGAACATGTTCTCGTCCACCGTACTTGGTGGCGGGAAGGTGATCCCTGAATCGAACGAGTGGTATGTCGTCGCCAACGATTACGCCGCCGCCGAACAATTCTATGCGGTGGCCGACCAGATGTGGCGCGAGACCAATCCGGAAACGGCGTGCTGCGATAACCTCTACAAAATGGCGGCGCGCAACGGCGTGTTTCCAAAACCGGCTGCGCACGCCGAGGGCTATGCCAAACTGACTGGTGTTCCTGGATCGCTGGTGCCGCCGTATTTCGAGATCCAGACCGTGCAAGGCACCTACGTGTCGGTCGGCACGGTGCCGCTGACGATCCCGACCAGCGGCTCGCTGGTGGTTCGGATCAGAGCACTGACGCCCGGGTCCGACATGAATTCCGCGGGCACGGTGACGGAAGGCACGATGACCACGCCGGCGCCGGGTATCGACGCCCTGGTGCAGATCTGCGGTGGTCAGTTCTGTGGTGGTGCCGAGGCCGAGACCTGCGAGCAGTTTCGCAAGCGTTACCTGGAGCGGCTGGCTTATCAGCCGCGGGCGACCCAGGCGTGGCTGAAGCAAGTGATCATGGAGTTTCCCTGCGTCACCCGGGTGTGCGTGCGCGAAGGTTCCTGCTGTCGATGCGAGCCGACGCCTAATCCCGACTGCACCGGATTCAATTGTAAGAGCTGCGGCACCAAGATGGAGTTTTACGCTCTGTTCGATGACACGTTTCCGTGCGGGATCCCACCGCAGCATATTGTCGATGACATCAACGAATGGGTGTTCGGCGAGCATCAGGGTTACGGCGAGGGCCAAGTCGAGATCGGTGTCTGCGGTCAGATCTATGTACCGATACCGTTGTGGCTGGACGTCATCATCGACATTGTCGGCTGCCCGTCGGCGTCGCAGAAGCAGATCATCGAAGAGCAGGTACGGGCGCTGTTCCAGCGCATCTGTCCGTCGATGCCGTTGCGGATCAAGCAGATCGATCTGATCGTGGCTTCGGTGATGGGTGCCGACATCAACTCTTCGGCGCGGTTCTCGATCATCGGCTGGGAAGATACGCCGCCGTTCTACCCGCGCGAGCTGACCTGGGTGACAGCGTGTGGCGATCTCGAGCCGGAATGCGATGTGTTGCCGTGCTTGAACACGGTCAACTTCACTAATCCATCGGCGAAGAAACCGCCATGCTGACAGCCGACGGCTGCCAGGACGTCGCCAACATTGACGATCCTAGTTGTTGCATGCCGCCGCTATGCGGCAACGACCTGTGCTGCACCTTTGTCGAGTTCATGCAGCTGCTGCCGTCGGGACCGTTGTGGGATTACTGGAAGAACGCAGCAATCAGCTACTTCCAGTCCCACGACGATCCGGCCGAGTGCCCGCTGGTCAGTGATCCAGCCTGTCCGTCCCTGGTGCTACACGCGATCTACTGCGTGTTGAAGCTGAAAGACCTCGTGCACAACGCGCTCTGGGTGGCGGTGCGCGAGAGCAGTCCGTACACGGCGATCACGACCCTCGACGATTACTTGGCGCGGCTGCAATGGGAGGATTGCTACAACCAGCACTGCCGTTCGGTTTTGTTGGGTGAGCTGACGCCGTACGAGATTTGGACCGAGTGCGGACCGCTGTTCTGCCCGGTCGATTTCCCGCCGGAACTGATAGCAGCGGTGAAGAAGAATGTCGCCATCGCACTGACGCGGGCGAACATGGGCATCATCAAGAACATGTGCAGCATCAACTGGATCATCGAGCCGCTGGGTGCCGAGATCGTGCCGATCTACCCGGTGCCGTCGCCCGGGCCGCCGCCAGCGGAGCCGTGCAACATGTGCATGACCGACGACATCAAGTTTGAGATCCACACCACGCGCGACTGGTTGTCTGGTGTCGGCTCCGGCGATGTCTGCGATCCAAAACAACCCCACGTTCCGGCTTGGTGGGACTGGGGCTGTGACAAGCCGGCGGGATTGCCGGACACCATCTGGCCTGGGCTGTTGGCGGCGGAATGCATCGTGCGATCGATGTTACCGGTCACTTGTCCCCCGATCATTGTGAGGGCTTGTTAAATGGCAACGGGCATTTTTCCAGAGAGTTCAGCTGGAGGTCTTGTTATTCGAGATGCTGCCGGCAACCCAACCGGCGTGCAGAATGTCAACAATGCCTATGTTCCGTCGGCAGCATTTCTATCAACCTGTTTGCTGACGGCGCTGCCGTCGGATTGCACGGCGCGCATCGAAGCGCGACAGATCAACGCCATCGTGTCCGAACTGGTGAGTTTTGCGGAGTGCATGGACTTCAACGGTCCGTGGGATTGCAACGCGCTGAACAATCTATGCCAAGCTTTCAATACCTGGGTCTACATCAACATCGTTCCAACAATCATCTCCGACACGCGACCACCGGCGCCGAAGCACAATCAATTTTGGTGGGAGAGCGATACCGGACTGCTTTTCATCTGGTACGACGACGGCAACAGTCAGCAGTGGGTTCAAGTGACGCCGGGGCCGGTGGTCGTTGACGGTGTCTCCATTGTTGGTGGCGGCGTCAAAACCGATCCGCTTAGGGTGGGTCTCGTGGATTGCGGAACCTACTGATGGGCGTGCCGCAGATCTTCCCGCTGGCGCGGCTAAATATCGATCCGGAAACCAACGCGCCAATTCAGGAGGTGATGTTCACCAACAGCAACGACCAGATGGTCGTTGTCACCGACGGCAAGACGCTGGTCGGGCGCAGCGAAAGCGATCGCGGCACCTCGACCGGGATCAAGATTCAAGAGCCGTTGTTTCTCTCCAACGGCGTGCTTGGCAGCTACGGCGGCACCGGCGGTGGTGAAGCCGGTCCACCCGGGCCGCCCGGGCCAGCTGGTCCACAAGGACCAGCCGGGCCGGCTTCGACAGTGCCGGGACCGCCCGGCGCAACCGGTCCACAGGGTCCGGCAGGACCGACTGGAGCGGCTTCGACTGTGCCCGGGCCGACAGGGCCGCAAGGTCCAGTAGGGCCACAGGGTGCCAAGGGTGACAAAGGCGACCCTGGTGCTGCCTCATCAGTGCCGGGGCCGGTCGGCCCGACCGGGCCGCAGGGTGCCAAAGGCGACACCGGCGCGCAGGGTCCACAGGGCGTCAAAGGCGACCAGGGTACGCAGGGTGTGCAAGGCCCGAAGGGTGACCAGGGCATCGAAGGTCCGCAGGGTGTGCAGGGTCCAGTCGGGCCACAGGGCGCTACTGGCAGCGGCATTACGATGCAAGGCTCGGTGCCGACCGAGGCTGATCTGCCGGCCACCGGCAACGCCCAGGGCGACGCCTACATCGTCCAGGCCGACGATAGTCTGTGGATCTGGGACAGCACGGCGTGGGTCTCGGGCGGCTCGATCCAGGGACCACCCGGGTCAGAGGGGCCGCAGGGCACGGTCGGCCCGCAGGGTCCGGCTGGTCCGAAGGGCGACCAGGGCATCCAGGGCGCGCAAGGTGTGCAGGGTCCGATCGGCGCCACTGGTGCCGACAGCACGGTGCCGGGACCGGCCGGGCCGCAAGGACCGAAGGGTGACACGGGCGATCAAGGATTAACCGGACCAGCTGGTGCCGACAGCACAGTTCCGGGACCGCAAGGTCCGGCCGGTACTCCAGGTGAACCGGGAGCCACTGGTCCGCAAGGCCCAGCCGGTACGCCTGGAGCTACTGGCCCTCAAGGTCCACAAGGTCCGGCCGGCGATCCTGCCGATACTGCTAACAAGGTTAATCGTACCGGCGACACGATGACCGGAATGCTTGGGTTGTCATCCGCAGGACTCGGAGTAGCGTCTGCTGGAGATATATCGCAACGTATTGAGAGTGGGTTTTATCAGGCTAACCCATCAACAGCAGCTCTCGGCTACCCGGCTGGTTTTGCTGGTTGGTCACATCTGATTTCCTGCACGCACAGTAATGGTTCCAATTACTACGCAACACAAATCTGTGCGGCGTTTGCCGGTGGTGGTGACGCTAATCTTCATTGGCGACAGACTGAGAACAACGGTGCGACAGGTTGGAAAACTATTTGGGATAGCGGCAACTTCGCTCCTGGTGCCTATGTCGCTAAGTCCGGCGACAGCATGTCTGGTAAGCTATCGCTAGCTCATGGACTGTCGATGGGGGCGTTGGTTGGGACAAGTCCAACTGATCTCCAGTACGGCATTGATATGTGGGGGACAAATCAGTACGGCTTCAACGTCACTGGTGGCACGCTGAACCTTGTTGCCAATGGCGTGGCGCAGATGGCGCTTCAGAATGGAAATGTTGCCGTCACTGGTGCCATGACCACGACTGGAAACATGACCGTCAGCGGCAACTTCAATACGAACGCTGTCGCTTGTGGAGACATCACTGCCGGAAACATAACGCTGGGTGGTGCTATCACGCTGCAAAACTGGCGCGACTATGGATTGATCTATTTTGGTAACACGGGCACTCGTTATCTTGAACAGAACGGTGCCGCCGTTAATTGGGTGAACGTAAATTTCGGCATTCCGCAAGGTACCATCTCAGCCGGCACTGACCTTAACGCCGGTCGCGATGTTCATGCGGTTGGCTACTTGCAGATGGGGAACACCGATTACGGCATTATCTATTTCGGCAATACTTACGGTCGCTATCTGCAATACAACGCCGGACAACTGAACTATGTTGGGCTTGGTCCGCTCAACATGAGCGGCAATGCGATCACCGGCGTTGCTGGATATAACGGCGGCGCGATCACTTGCACGACTGTCAACACGCAAGGCAACACGATCACCGCTGGGGCGATCAATGGCACCTCGTGCTCTGGTGGTACGATCTACATACCTGACGGCAATAACTATCACATCAGTGACGGCACCAACCTGATCCTGCGATCCATCGGCGGTATCTTTTTTCAGAGCACTGCTGGCTCTAACGACAGAGCACTGTATGCCGGAGCACTCACTGTTTACGCTGGCGGTGCATCGATCAACAATACCGGCGGCGCCATTCAAGCAGCGGGATATTTCTGGACCAGCGATCGCGGCTATCAGCCGGGCGGCGGTGCTTGGTCCGACACTTCCGATGCCCGTATCAAGACCGTGCTGGGCAAATACGAAAACGGTCTTGATGCAATTTTAGCACTAGAGCCGATGCGCTATGTGTTCAAGGGCAACGACAGCAAACTGCCGCCGTCGAACTCGCTCGATAGCGACGAAGAGAAAGACACTTCGCCAGCTGTCCTGCCGTACCGGAATTCTAACCATCACGACGTCGCGGTCAGCAGCAGAGAGTTCATCGGACTGATCGCGCAGAACGCCGAAAGCGTGATGCCGGAAATGGTCACCGAAGGTGAGGGCTATATCGACGGCGTCAAAGTCGATGATCTTCGTACCATAGATGTGTCGCCTCTGGTCTACGCCCTGGTCAATGCCGTCAAGTCGCTGGCTGCTACCAACGCTTCGCTAGAAGCCCGCATCGCTGCCTTGGAAGGAGCCTGACATGGCTTATGACTTTCCCGCTAATCCTGTCGTTGACCAAGCCTATGTCACGCCTACGCGGATCTACATCTGGAGCGGTTACGCTTGGATTAGCTCTGGCTCGACCAACGCTGTCGAGGATGTGTTCGTCAAAAAAGATGGCGACACCATGCGGGGAACGCTGGTGTTGAATGCCGATCCTGCCGATCCGTTGGTCGCCGCCACCAAGCAATACGTCGATAGAAAAATCGATGAAGCCATACCGCCAACTGGATTACCCGGCCAAGCTCTGGTGAAGAACGCTAGCAATGCGCCGACTTGGGGCTACCCGATCGACGGCGGAGAGGTTTAATCTTATGACGCAAACAATACAGATTAAGCGGCGCATCACTGCGGCTGGGCAGCCGGACACGCTTGCGCCCGGTGAACTGTTCCACAACAACATAGATAAGACGCTATCGGTTGGTGACGCCACTGGCGTTCCGCAACTGCTTGTCAGCTCCACGCGTCAGGTCGAGATCGAAGGCACGCAATCGATCAACGGTGTCAAAACGATTCCGGTAGCAAATCTGAAGCTGCTCGGCGGCACTACCAATCAATTCCTAAAGACCGACGGTATCGGCAACGTCAGCTTTGCGACGATCCCGCCACCGATCCCGCCGATTCCAGCGTTGCCGACTGAGATGGATGCTGGCACGCGCAACGACGTCTTCGGCACGCCGCTCAACACACGCTACATTATCGGTGCCAGTGTCTCCGCGTTGCAGACCACAGCCAAGGCCGTGGTGCCGGCCATCAACGAGTTGCACTCCGCCATTTCCCAGATGGGCACCGGCAATATCTTCGTCGGTCAATTCAGTGCGGGCGATGGCACCATTGCCTGGACCGTAGCGTCTGGCGCCAGTGGCAACACCTTGCCGGCTGCGGCTCCTGCCAATATCGGCTGGCAGTTGATCTGCAACGTCAGCGGCACGGTGCCGCCCGGCGGCGCTCCGGCTGGAACATATTCCAGCAACGACTGGCTGCTCAGCGACGGCACTAACTGGAATCACTTGGCGTTCGGCGGCACCAGCACCGTTCTGGCAGGTAATGTCACCGTGTCGCCCGCCGTCGCCGGTGGCTCTAACGTTCAGGCATCGCTGGAGGGTTTGCAAAACAACAAAGTGAATCGCGCCGGCGACACTATGACCGGAATGTTGACCGTTCCCACGGTAAACATAGCTCCGAACTCCGGTAATTACTCCGAACAATATTTCTGGTCTGGCGGTGCCGCGCGTTGGCTGCTCAGAGGCGGCGATCCGGCTAACACTTCTAATTTTGAAATTCATCGTTACGGTCCTGCTGGTGCATATCTCGGTGCTGGGCTTGTCATCGACAACGCCACCGGGGCGATAACAGGCTACGGCGCGACCACCATCAACGGCACTTTGACGGCCAGTGGCAATATCACAAGCAGCGCGTCTATTCTTGCCACCGCTGCCTTATATGCTGGTCAAGGTGGCGTCGGCGGCACCGTTTATCTCGGCAATACCGGCACCCATTATCTGACGTTTGATGGTTCGCAATACGTCCTGGCGAACGCAAACTTGTCTACCGGCAACATTACCTGTGGCTCGCTCACAAACTCCGGCACCGTGTATTTCGTCAACGGCAACAATTATTTCATCACCGACGGTACCAATCTGATCGCCAGGAGCATTGGATCATTTTACATCCAGAACACTGCTGGCGCTGCCAGTAACCTGATTGCCGGATCGGCCAGTCTCGGCGCTCTCACGACGACGACAATAAATATGCAGGGCTACACGCTTACGGCTGGCCCGGTTAACTGTGGCTCTGTCACGGCTACCGGCAATGTCGCTTCTTCGGGTTTTCTGAATGCTGGTTACACCAGCGACTATGGTCTGGTCTATTTTGGCAACACGGCTGGGCGTTACATTGAACAAAACGGCGCGCAGTTCACCTTCGTCGGCGGCCGGCTCAACTGCAACAGCGACATCCACGCTACCGGCAATATGCACGCCGATGGTGGCAACTTTTTTATGAGTGCCACGGCAGCTCTTACTAGGGCAGCGCCGTATACCAACATCTACAACGGCAGCGGCATCGGTTTTATTACCGGCGATGGCAGTGAGCCATCGAACTACTACCGCAACGCGAGACACATGTTTCAAAGTCAGGCTGGTGCCGACTATTTTGCAGCGGATGCCTCTGGCTGTGTGTCTTACGGTTATTTGAACGCTAATGGTAATTGCACCATCATCGGTCAACTGAGAATTGGCTCTAATGCCGACAGCAGTTTGATGCATTTCGGCAATACGAATGTTCGGTACATTTCTCAGGTTGCCGAAAACGTTCAGATGATCAATATCAATCTTGAGATCACGAGTGGCAGTATGCACTCGGGAGGTGATATCCAGACCGGCGGCAGGGCATTCAAGCCGGGCGGCGGTAGCTGGGAAGATCTTTCCGACGCTCGCATCAAGAATGTGACAGGCGATTATACTGCTGGTCTCGATGCAATCCTCGCGCTTAGCCCCAAGAAATTCACTTACAAGGGCAACGACACGGCAAAGCCGCCGTCCAACTCACGCGGCCCGGAGGAGGTGACCGACAAGACACCTCCAGTCGTTCCTTACATGAACTCCAACCATTATGCACCAGCCGCGGCCGATAGAGAATTCATCGGACTGATTGCGCAGGAGGCTGAAATACCGATGCCAGAAATGGTGGAGAAGATCGTCGGCTACATCGACGGTGCGACGGTCGACGATCTGCGCAGCCTCGACACGACGCCGTTGATCTTTGCCCTGGTCAACGCCGTCAAGACGCTGGCTGCTAGGGTTGAGGCTTTGGAGACTGGGACATGACAGCAAAAGTTCAGATCCTTCGAACTGAAACTGCCGGCGCCGCGCCGTCTAACTTGCTGCCGGGCGAGTTAGCCATCGAGATGAACACGCCGACGCGCCTGTGGGTCGGCGTGCCAAATTATCTGGATGGCTCGGGCAAGAAGCTCCTGTTCGACAGCGGCAGCACGCTGAACAACTATTACACCAAGCCGGAAGCCGATTCACGTTTCGTCAAGATCCCCGGCGATACCATGACTGGTACGCTGACGATCAACGCCGATCTCCGGCTCTGGGATGCGGGTGCTACTTTTTATGGAACCCTCGGCCACAAGATCGCCCGCATGCCCGACACCGGGCGGCTACTCATCGGCGGCGGCCAGGACGTCGTTGAGATCATCAATCCTTTGCGTGCTGATAGTTCGATTTATGCGCAGGGCGACGTTACCGGTGCTGGCAACATCAGTGGCGCTGGTGCCGTCAACGCCGGCATCTCGATGTATTGCGGCGGCGACATCACGGCCAACGGAAATTTTCAGACTGCTAACTGGGTTCGTTGTGGCGACATCGACATCAGCAGGGATTCGGACTGTCGGATCTTCTTTCGCGGTTTGGATTACCACGTCAAAGGAATTGTGTTTCAAGATAGCACCAGCGGTCATGATCCCTCGATGGTGATGCGCAACACTTATCCGGGAAATGATCCGAATGATGTAGAAGCCGATGTTTCAATTCAGAACAACGGCATGGTGCATGTTGGTTGGGGTTTCATGTCGCGTGCCGGTTATGTCGGCATCATGCATTATACTGCACATAATTTCTATTGGGATGGTAGCGGCTGTCAGGTTTGGATCGACAGCAACAATATTGGCTATACCGGAACCGTTTCCGACTACCGCACCAAGAAGGATATCGCGCCGCTGCCCAGCATGTGGGACACGGTGAAGGCATTGAACCCGATTAAATATACCCAGCGCGAATTCAATCCAGCCAACGCTCTTAAACCCAAGGCGTGGAAAGACGGTGAGATACCTAGGCCAATGTTCGTCGACGACGCGAACGAACGTTGGGGTTTCCTGGCGCATGAGCTGCAAGAGACAACGATCGCAACGGCGGCGACCGGTGTCAAGGACAGTCCCGACACCATCCAGTCGCCTAATCCATTCACCCTCATCGCGGCGCTGACCAAAGCTTTGCAAGAAGCGATGACGCGCATCGAGCAGCTAGAGGCACTCACTCAGCCAGCGAAAGCTTAACCCATGACAGCAATGTTTCCCGATTCCGGCGTTGCTCCATCAGACGCCAGGAACTCGACTGACCCGGTAACAACAGGCTGCAACGAGCTGTGGTACTCCACGGGCCGTTGCGAGCCGCGCTTCGATCCGGCCGCAGCCAACGCCATGCTGTCCGAACTGACCGCACTGATCAACGCGGGCGAGGTCGTCTACAACTGTGCTTCGCTTAGTCAGGTACAGCTGGCGGTGCGCTATCTGATCCAACGCGGGCTACCAAAAGGTGCCGTACTGGCTGGTGGACCGTTTGATTATATCTGCGCTCTTGATCCGACGCTGACGCGCTACAACAATTTTCTGACTTTGGTTGTTGTGCCTAATGCCGATAACCAAGGTCCAGTCACGCTCAATGTCGACGGTCACGGACCGGCTCAAGTGCTGCGTCCTGATGGTCAACAGCTATCGCCGTCGGATCTTAAAGCCGGCATCCCGACTGTCATAACTTACTACGGCGGCTTTTGGTATCTCAGCGGCGGCCAAGGTGTGCAAGGAACGCAAGGCCCTCCCGGACCGCAAGGGCCAATGGGGCCTCCAGGAACTGGCGGCGCGGCAGGCGGCAGTGGCGGCATACCGGATGTTGTCGTGTTCTCGGTTCACGGATCTTACAGCTGGACGGTGCCCGCGGGCGTCGCAAAAATCTGGGTCAGAGTGGTAGGCGCGGGCGGCGGTGCGTATCCGCAAGGCATACCGCTCCGTGTCTTCGATATAAATGATGGGCACCTCTATAACCAGTACGACATACAACATCATCCTGGCGGTGGTGGCGGTGGTGGCGGCGGTTGGACCGAAGGACCGCTGCATGTATCTCCAGGTCAAACATTTACCGTGCTCGTCGGTCAGGGGGGAATCGATGGTTTCACTAATATATCAAATACGGGTCAGGCCGTTGGCGGCAACGGTGGCACCAGTTCTTTTGCCGGCTTCAGTGCTACCGGCGGCGGCGGTGCTGCGCGCGTTTATAGCGTGGAGCTAGGATTAGGCGGTGGCAGATCCGGTATCGGCGCTGGTGGCCCGCTTGCCGGTGGCTTAGGCCATGGTGACAGTCCTGGTGCTGGTGCGGGAGTTAACAATGGTGGAGGCCCGCTCGGTCCCGGGCACGGTGGCGATAATGAATTCAATTCTTATTCGAGTGCGCCTGTCGGAGGCATAGAGGTAACTTCGCTTGCGAATCCCGGCAACGATGGAATGGTTGCAATCTACTATTAGGGGGCAACAGTGGCCGACAAAACCTATGTTAGAGTGCAAGGCGGTTACGTCTACGAGCGAATAGTTCTGGATGAATCAGTCGATATGGCAACACTCTTTCATCCAACGATTTACAACCAATTGATTGACGTGACGGCAACTGATCCGCAGCCAGACCAGGATTGGATTTATGACAACGGAGAATTCAGACCTCCGGAAAGACGACGCCTTGTAGAAGCCTTTCCCACTAAAGGGTCAACGCTATGACAGCGATGTTTCCGATCACCGGCGTACATTACACCGACGCCGAAAATAGTTTGCCGGATCCCAATACGATTAACTGCAAAGAGCTGTGGTACTCCACATCTCGGTGTCAGCCGCGCTTCGACCCGGCGGCGGCCAACGCCATGCTGGCAGAGCTTGTCAACACCATCAACAAGGGTGAGGTCAGCTACAACTGCGCCTATCTCGATCAATTGCAATTGGCGGTGCGCTATCTGATCCAGCGCGGGCTGACCACGGGCACACAGCTGCAAGCCGGGCCGTTCGATTATGTCTGCTACACCGATCCGCCGCTGACTCGTTACAATGATTTCCTGACGCTGGTGGTCGTGCCAGGACAAAGCAATCAAGGCAACACCCGGATCAACGTCGACGGCCACGGTCTGGTGCAACTGCTGCGCAACGATGGTCGCCAACTTGAACCGCAGGATATCAAAACCGGCATTCCGGCGCTGATCAGCTACTGGCAGGGCAACTGGTACCATGTCGGTCTGGTGCAATCGCAGGTGCCGATTGTCATCGTTGGCGATGTCGATCTCTGGATCAGAACTGACGGCAGCGACACTACCGGCGATGGTTCTGCCAATACACCAGATAAAGCATTTCGAACTCTGATCGGTGCCTGGGTCAGAGCCGGCAGTCGTTATGCCGCCACGCCATTGTTCACCATGAACTTCAGGTTCGGTATTCCTGGCACCTATGCTGGCGCAACCCTGGGACCGTTCGGCGGCAATGTCAGGGTGCTCGGTGATGAGAGCAATCGCAGCGCCTACCGCATCTCCAGCGTTCACATCGGCAACACCAATCACGCCTGTATCTGCGCCCAGCAACTGAGTGTCCTGGAAATTAAGGGCATGACATTGTTGGCCGACATCGCGCCTAACCCGATGCGCTGCATCGAGGTCGGTAACTCCAATGTCTACATTCAGTCTGTCGATTTCGAGATGACTGTCGGCAACCCTACCAGCCTGTGGGTTCTGGCCGGTGGTGGTACCTTCGCCACTCGAAATGGTGACTTTTATTTTCGCGGTAACAACCTGACCATGGGCGCCGGTTTTTATGCCCGGGAAGGCGCGGTCTTGTTCATCGGCGGCAACAATGACGGTGCGCTGCCGGTGCCGCGTTTCTTCTTCAATGACATGCCACTGGTTCAGTCGTTCTATGTCGCTTCGCGTTTGGCGGTAGTGCAGCAAACCGGT